CCGGCAGGTCGAGGTCTAGCTTCGCCTCCGGGATCGGGGCCAGGGATTCTTCATCCGGGGCGACCGGCAGGTCGAGGTCTAGCTTCGCCTCCGGGATCGGGGCCAGGGATTCTTCATCCGGGGCGACCGGCAGGTCGAGGTCTAGCTTCGCCTCCGGGATCGGGGCCAGGGATTCTTCATCCGGGGCGACAACCGACGTTGCGCCGGATGCGGCATCGGCCAGGATCCCCAGCGGGTCTGCCGGATTGGCGCCGACAATTTCTTCATCCTCGGCGACAGGCATCTCCAGTGTCAGCGTCGGATCGACAACCGCCGCCAGCGCGTCTTCGTCAGGCGCTACCGGCATATCGATTTCCAACTTCGGATCAGCCTTTTCAAAATCCTGGACGATGGTTTTACTCATCGACGAGGTCTCCTGCGCGGCGCGGGCGCAGCCCGCACGACACGGTCAGGCTGCCGGTACTGGTCCTTGGTCTCGCCGGGATCGATCGTGAACAGATGCCGCGCCGTTATGACGGACGCCAGATAGCGGCGATAAAGCGCAGCGCCTTCGGTAAACTTCCCGGCCATATATTTGGCCATTGTCAGCGCGTAAAAAATGGCCTGAGGATGCACGGCATCCGGCAGGGCGGTAATGTCTTCCGTGACCATGGAGCGCTTGCAATCCAGCGTCAGACCGGTATCCGCCACGGGCGCAATGCCGATATAGCCGCCGAAGTCATAGAAGAAACGAGGGGCGCCGGCGGCTCTGTCCAGATGATACAGCTGGCGCGGATGAATCCGGGCCATGCCGACGGGTGAGCCGGCATCGACGGTTCGCGCCAGCGCCAGAATCTTCAGTGTGTCCGCCGGCGCCGGGAACTTAATTTCCCTGTCCGATACACTGGTGGCGGCAATCCGGTAGGCCTTGAAGTAATAGTAACTCCCGCCGGTCAAAATGCGAAATACATACGGTGTGCCGGTAACGGTGTCATCGACGACGGAATAGACGATATTCTGCAGATCATCGACTGTCGCTCCGGCCTCGGCGGCGGCCGTGGGGTAGGCCTTGGTCCAGTACAGATAACCGCCGTGGCGGAAACCGATCCGTTGTGGGACGCCGGAGAGCGTTGTGTCGTTGTACGTCTTCCAGGCTTCCGGGTCCGCGCCGGGCGTCTCCGATCCGGACTTGGTCGGATAGCATTTAACGTACAGGCTGTCCGTCTTGATCACGCGCGGAACGCCGGACAACGTCACATCGGCCAGCAAATTCAGCTCCGTCGAGAGATCGGTCGTCGGAAGATAAATCGCCTCATGATCCTGATAGGCATGCGCCTTGGCCGAGATATCGATCGCGGCCAGGCCTGCCCAGTTCTCCACCATCGCATCCGTATAAATCAATCCGTTCGGATCGTTGAGGATTTGTTGTACAGCTTCAGTAATTTCAGCCAGAGTCATGGCGACGCCTCCTTGTCAGAGAGTTGGCGCCCAGGCGCGAACGACTGAGCGCTGGAAATGACTTGCGTCGTCGTTAGCCCTGCTGTCCCACGCGCACAGTCCGGTCGGGCATCTTGAACTCATCTTTCGCATCCACGCCCCGCTCGTAGAGATCGGTGCGATGGAAGATCAGGCTGTTCAGATACTGCTGGTAATACTGCGCCGCCTGCGCGGGCTTGCCGTCCATCAGTTTGGCCTTGTGGCACGCGTAGAGGATGGCAAACGGCTGGTACTGGCTGGAGATCTTGGTGATGTCTTCCGTCACCGCCGAATACAGCAGGCCCACGTGATCCACCGTTCCGCCGATCGCCCAGACGGGGTAGAAGCCGACCTTTTCGCCGAATTCATACCAGTAGATCGGGTCGCCGCTGGCCACGCTGGTCAGATGCGCAATCTGTTTGGGATGAATCTTGATCAGGCCGCGCTGCGCCGTATTGGGCGTTCCTTTTTTGCAGGCCACGGCGGCATACACCTTGATGCAGTCCGTCGGGGTGGTATATTCCATCGTCCCGTCCACCAGCTGAATCGCGTCATCATCGTTCGTCTCGTAGCACAGGGTTTTTGACGAAATATCCGTTGCCGCCTGCTTGATCCAGTTGGTAATGAGCGCGTCGGTAAAAATCAAACCTCCGGGGTCGTTCATCAGGACCTGAACTTCATCAATCGCCTCGTCGAGGGTTAAAAAATACGCCATGGGTTATACCTCCTTTGGGGTTAATAGTTTTTCCGGTATCGTCCGGATTGTAAAAGCCGCCGGGCGTCTTCCGCGCGGATGCGGCTCACCTCCTGCTGAAACAAAATATGATGCCGGTCTGCGGAAACATAGTCTCCCATCCGGTTTTGGTGCATAAAGGCCGCCTCATAGCAGATCGCGCGGCAGGACACGGGCGGAAAACGCCAGAAGCCGTAGTCCGAAAACACGGGGCCGGGCATGCAGACATAGGGCACGGTAATCGTGTGACCGGAAGTGGACGACGGCGCATCCAGGTAAAGCTGCTTGGTGCTGGCGCGCTGAATAACGTAGGCGTCTCCCAGCTTCCAGGAATTGAGCGATCCGTTGAACAAAGCCGTAACGACATTGTTGCTGTCCGTAACGGACAGGACCAGCCCGTGTGATTTATCCCGGGTATTGTGCACGCTGTCTCGCGGATACACCAGGTTGGCGCCGTCAAAATCCTTGGTGGTGTCGTTGAGCGTGCATTGGCCGCCCGTTTTGGATCCGGCGGCAGTGGCCGTCCCCGTAATCAGCGACGGAGCGGTCGTTCGATCGATCACGGCAAAGCGCAGCGGTGTTTCTTTTTCGTCCGTCTGGTTGTCGTAAAAAATCTGATCGAATTGGCACAGCACCGGGAAACTGGTGATCGATCCGTCGGAATACTTGATGTAATGCCGATCGGACGGCGTCTTCAGGTACAGATTGATGAAATCCGGCGGCAGGTCGTAGGCCTGCTGCCCCTCGACGGTCGTGATCGTCGCGGTCGAGGTCAGGCACCGGGTCTGTCGCACAAACGAAACAGCCGCTGCGTCCAGGTAGGAATACAGCACACGGCCGTCCGTCTCGAAAAGATTGGACTCGGTCGGCTCGTCCAGCGCGTCGAGCATGGTCTGCTTGAGGATCGCGCCGTCCATCTTATTTCACCTTCTTTGCGGACGAGGCGGCGCTGGTCACGGCGTCGTCAATTGTCACCACGCGCGGAGGGCCGGAAATCTCACAAGAGGAAATCTCGATTTCAAACCCCTTGCCTTTTTCCCACGCTGAACAGCCGACGCGTCGAATGGTTCCTTTCAGGATGATCGTGGCTTCCTGATCGACGCCCAGTCCTTCATACCCCTTGGGCTGCACCTTGTCTTTCTCGCGGAAGTGAAACGATGCGGTCGTTGGTTCTTCAAACGCTTTAGCCATTACAGGTCCGTTTTTGCTCATCACAATTCTCCTTATCCTTGCTCATCGCTTTTGGTTAGGTTTTCCGTTGTCTCCACTTCTGTGTTGCAGCGCGGGCAGCGGGCAGGCTCCCGGTACATTTGTTCGTCTTCCATAAAGACCAGGCCGCAGGCGGGGCATCTCCGCACCGGCAGATCCGTAATATCGCCGGACATCGTTAAAACACCTCAACCGCGGCGGTGCCCTGCGTCGCCGCTTCCGGGACAGTCACCGCTGCGGCAACCTCTTCTGGAGCTTCCGCCTGCATTTCGGCCATCTCGTAGGCATAGTCGGCAAAGTCAATGCGTTTGGCCTGCCCCCACCAGTCGGGGCGTCGGGAAAACCATTCCATCCAGGAATGAGGCTTGGTAACCGCTCCCTTCTTGCGTCCGGTCGGGCGGCGCATATACAGGATCGCGTCCAGATCGCTCAAATCCATGGCGCTTTCGCGGAAATCGCCGGCGGCTTCCAGTTGTTTGGCTTCCAGATCGGCATAATACGAGATGGATTCTTTTTCGCCGTAGCGATCCCACCAGGCCTGGGCCAGCGTGCGCTGTCCCCGGTCGGCAATCAGATCCAGCTCGCCTTTGGATTTCAGCGGCGCTCCGTCCTTGTAGGCGTATCGTCCATTGGCGTGCAGATAAACGGACTTTCCGGAGGCATCCAGCCAGGTCCGGAGAATCTGGACGGCCTTCTGGCCTGTGGGGGTTTTGACAAATAGCGTTTGTGACATAACCTTTCCCTTTCTCGGCATATAGGGGTTCACGGCCCTTCGCAAGCCGTGAGCCCCTTTGCCTGGATGTTATTGCCCGATCACGAGCATTTGCAGCGTGGTCGCCGCCGGGGTGATTGCCGCCGGGATCTCGCGCAGCGGGCCAAGATCATAGGTGGTGTCTTTGGCCGTACCGGACAGACGAACGACGGTTTCCGCCGCCGCGCTGTCTTCCGCCAGAGCGCCGTTGGCGCAGGCGTCAACAGTTGTCGATCCGGTGCGCATCCCCTGCGCATAGATCAGGATTTTGTGATTGTCTTTGTCGTATTTATAGACAAAGCCGTCGCCGGCCGGCGGGATGATCAGCGCGGCATCGATGCCGCCGTGCAGGCCAAACGATCCGATGGAGGGCAGCGGCACGCCGCCGGTCGGATACGTCAGGGACCCGTCGCCGAAGGCCACCGAGGCCAGAGTCAGGTTTTTAAAGGCGCCGCCGCCCGCAATCTCGCGGTCTCCCGCGTTGACGGTGACGGTGACGTCTGTTGAGGTAATGGCTGCCATAGGTTTCTCCTTTATCAAGTTGGCGGGCGGAGAAGCATCTCCGCCCGCTGGTTAACGGTTACGCCGTCTCCACCAGGTTGTCCAGATTGGCCAACGTTTCCGGCAGATACTCGACGATCAGGAACGGGCGGAAATGTCCTGCCGCGCCTGTGACGGGCCGGACTTTAATCTCACAAACCACTTCTTCGCCAGGCTCCAGGACTGTGCCGAGGGCTGCTTCGTCATACAAAACCTTGCCGGCGGCCGTGGTGCCCATAGCAAAATGGGCGATATCCGCGGCGCCGCGGCTCACATCACTGCCTGCCGTGGGCCGTAAATCAAAATCGACCTGGCCCGGGGTGGTTCCCGCGCAGGTTTCCGTAATAATCAACCCGGCGAGTACGACCTGACAGCGAAAGGGGATCAAAAAATACCCCACATCGGCGGCGGTCTGATCCAGATCGACGCCTGCCGCATCGTCGTAATCAATAAAATACTCATACGGGAGGGCAACGGGGTTATCAGATCTCAACATTTTTATTCCTCCTTCTTGTTAGGGGTTACGCCGTCTCCACCATGTCGTCCAGATTGGCCAGGGTTTCGGGAAGATACTCGACCAGCAGAAACGGCCGGACATGACCGGTTGGCGATCCACCGACGGCGGCAGTGGCCAATTCAACAACAACTTCCTCGCCCGGCTCCAGAACATCGCCGACGGCATCTTCGTCATACATGACCTTGCCGGCTGCGGTGGTGGATAAGACCAGGTTGGCGATATCGCCGTCGCCGCGGTCCGTATCGGAGCCGGCCGTCGGCCGCAGATCGAATTTCACGACAGGCGTGGTGGACGAACCGGCGCAGACTTCCGTGACCACAACACCGGCCAGGACCACCTGGCACCGAAACGGTATCTGAAAAAACGCTTTATCTCCGGTGGCGCCGTCCATATCAATGCCCTGGGCGTCGTCATAACCGGAATAGAGAGCGCACGGCAGCGCGATGGGAAGATCAGATCTCAACATATTATATTCCTCCTTTGAATGTTTTTGAGCGGGCAACGGACGGAAGACTGAAGCCTGGCTTCAGCCTTCCGTCGATCAACCTGCTGTTACGCCGATCCCACGCGGACAATGCGGCATTCCCGGTCGTTGGCGCTCTGGAACAGCACGTCAAACGCGACGGTCCCGTACCAGGCCACGGCACGCCGGCGGCCGAAATCGGCCTTGTAATTCATGTCGGCGCGCAGATGCGGGTAATCGATTTCGATCCGGCCCACGGCGTCTTCGCCGAACACAACGCCTTCGCCCAGGACGGAGCCGGATCCGACGCCGTTGGACAGGGCCGCTTCGTGGTTGACTTCCACCAGGCGGATGGATTCGACATTGCCGATTTCGCCGCGATACAACAGATCGCCTTTCTGCAGGTACATATTGAACGCCTGGATGACCCGGTCGTTCTTTAACCCGCGCAGGGCCTTGGTCGCGAACAGGCCGATGTACCATTCGCCCTCATAGAAAGGCGCGTGCAGGTCATTGGCCAGGTAATCGCGGATGACGCCCAGATGGTCTTTGGTGAGGTTGACGAGCGCCGTCGTGGAGGCGGTGCCGTCCGTGTCCATCGTCCCGGCGGTAAGAGACGTGGGGATATAGCAGCATTTGGCGTGCGTGCCGGTGAAGGCATCGGCGGCGGCCTTATCCATGCTCTGGCTCATCTGGTCTTTCAGGGCCTTCTGGGCGCCTTCGTTGGGTGAAAGCGCGGAAAGGTCTTCGGCCAGCGAGGTAAATTCAACGCCGCGGCCCCATTCCTTGATCGTCATGGAATAGGTGCTCATCTGGAGCTGGTCGATGGGAATGCGGGTTTTTTCTTCCAGCTCGGCCGATGTCGGCTCGGTCAGTGGTTTGTAGTACGGCATGGTGATGGTCTCGCCCATCTTCCGGCCGAACGCGGTAATCTTTTTGGTAAAGGGAACGAACTTCCATTTCAGTGCGGCCAGTTTCAATAAATCTCCACTCATGGCATGAGATTTATAAACTCCGCTGGTTGCATCATAATTCCAGGTGTAGGTCTTACCCATAATAATCCTCCTTGCTTACAGTCTGCGTTTCTCCTGGGCAAAATGGATCGCATCGGCCATGCTGACCGGCGTCGGCGGCTCGGCCACGGAGGCACGGTCGGCAGGAGATCGTCCCAGCGGGAGATCCCGCGCCTGTGCTTCCTTGGTCCTGCGTTCCGCCAAAGCGGCGGCGGCAGGCGATACGTTCCCGGGGCCCATCAGGGAATCGCGATAGGTTTTAGTTTCGGCCAGCGCCCACGCGATTTGTGCGTCAAAATCGAGCGGCTGGCCCTGCGGGTCGGTGGCCGGAGCGTCCCTGGCGATCTTCCAAAACAAAAGGTCGTCCTTGGGAATGCCGGCGGCGGCTAGTTTTTCATGTACATACGTGATGGCCGGTTTCTGGTCCGCAGGCGCTGAAGGCGGCGGAGCCGTTGCGGCCCGGGTGGCGTCCGCCGGCGGCACGGCGGTTTCCGTTTTGCTTTTCTGCCAGAAACGGATGTCTTTATTCGCCCGCGTCCAGGCGGCGGCCGCTTTCTTCCGGTATTCCGGATCATCGGGGTCCAGCTCGTCGATCTCTTTCAGGGCCTGCTCATTGCGCCCCTGCGCGAAATCCACGAACGCCTGCTCTTCGGCTTCCTGTTCCCTGGCGGACTGCTCCTGCATTTTCCGGCGCTGTAACTCTTCCGTCAGGGCTTGCACTTTCTGGTCAGCCAGCGTTTTTTCGCGCTGCAAATGCTGGTAGCCCTTCTCCGCCTCGTCGTGACTTTTAAATCGCAATGGTTTGGGGGGTTGTGCCGGTTCCCGGGTTTCCAGGGGCGGGGCCGCCGCATCCTGCGGTGCGGACGGAGCCGTCGCTGCCGGCTGGTTGACGGGGGCTTCCGGCTGTGCCTCGGGCGGTGTATCAGACGGGGGAACAAGATCCCCTCCCGGAGCGCCGATTAACAAATCCTCATCCTTGGCAGGGCCTGGATCATCCAATCCGCTGTCCGGTGCGACATCGCCCGAAAAATTGGCGCGTCCGTCCGTCATGATCGAATCGAGGTCAGGCGTGGTCTGCTCATTTCCCTCTTGAACTTGGTTACCCATGGTCTATCCTCCTTGACCGGCGTGGTCCGGTTTCCCCGGGGCCGGATTTTCGGCTTTCCTTGTTGCGCCATAAAAAAACGGGAACTCGTACAGGGTCGGCGCCGACGAGAACCCGTTTTTTTTGGCTGCTCCGCCTGATCAGGGCGGGCGTCCTTCGCGCGCTTTGCGCGGCTATGGTGCAAAGAACAACTGTGCTACACGTCTTTTCGTTTCAAATAGCGGTTCATTAACGTTTGCGCGGCGCGCAGCCCGATGGCTTCGCGGGCGCCCAGATCGCTTAATATCTTGATATAGGCGGAGGCTTGGGGATCCGCCTGCGCCAATTCCGCGATGCGCGTCTCCAGATAGGACCGGATCAGCGACAGCAACTGCTCGCCCGGGGCGGACCGGAGTAATTCCGCATACTGCGCCTGCGCCTTCAGGCGCTGCTCCTCCTGGGATTCCTGGGCCGCCAGCGCATCCGCCTGGGTCTGGATCAGCGGACGTCCGGTCACAATGTCAATCTCTGCTCCCTGCTGCGGCATTTATTCCTTCTCCTGTGTTGGCTGGTTGGCAGGCGGCTGACTGCCGCCGGGAGCCGGGGACTGGCCCTGGGTCTCTATTTTTTGCGCCAAATCCGCCATGGCCTGAGCTTCCTGCAGCTCCTGGGCATCCTGCATCGCTTTCTTCTGCGCGGCTAGTTCTTCATACTCCTGGGCTTCAATCTGGACCGCTTCCTGTTCGGTGACAAATACCTGCTCATCCTTGAGGTTCACGCGGGTTTCCAGTGATTTGAGAATCTTGTAGGGCTTGATGTATGGGGCGAACCTGGGCGTATTTGCCAGGGGGATGACCGTCTCCTTGAGATTCGCCACGGTCTCGTTTTCCTTCATCATCGCCTGGATACCGGAGACATGGAAAGAACCGTCCAGCGCGGGAACGCCGGAAACGCCATTGGGGGCGTCTGGGTCCGGCACAATGCCGATGGCGGCCAGTTCCTCCGGGGAAAACATCGTCAGATAATCGCTGTAACCGGCATGCCGGTAAATCAGTTCCGCCCCCGCGACAATCGCTTCGATGGCGCCCTGCTCAATGTTTTCGCCCATGAGGGAGTAAACACCCATCGCCTGATCCAGGTTCATCGCCGCCTCGCGGTAAGTCATATCCTTGCGGTAGCCGGGCAGGCCCTGCACGGCGTCCGTCACCAGAGACCCGCGCTGGAAGTTCTGGTCGAAATACTGCATATTGGCCAGGACGTCGTTGGTCACGGATCGCCGCTCAACGGTGCGGACGGCCTGCTGACCCGCGACCGTATCCTTGACCAGGTATTCCTTGCCGGGCCAGGTTTCGGCGTCCTCGGGGAATTGCAGGGCATCCACATTGATCTCGGTCATGGGGTTGACCAGCCATTGCAGATTATCCTGGTGCAGACACATCAGATTGCACATCGCTTCCCAGACGCTCATCACGCCTTCCAACAGACCGCGGCCGCCGAATTTCAGCAGATCGGGCAGGGGCGAAAAAGCCAGGCCGGGCCAGCGAATCTGACGGTAGGCAATGTTGCGGGGCAGTTGAATGACGCGGTTTCCGGCGACGGTATAGGTCGCGTTGGGCAGCAACAGGTTCCCTTTTTTATCCAGGACGGTTCCCCAGAATTCCGACGTCAGAATCATCCGGCGAAACCGGGAGCGGTCCCACAATAAATCCTTGCGGGCGGCAATGGCTTCCTGCGTCAGCAAAGAATTTTCCGGCTCGGCATAGTCTTCGCTGCGCACGCGGTCCACGCCGGTATAACGGCCGGTTTCTTCGCCCTGTTTTAAAACATACCAATCCAGCCATTCCTGGTGAATCCAGTACATGCCGGATTGGCAGTCGCGCGACAGGCTGTCCGGGTCGCGGTGGATTTTCCAGGGCTCGATCAGAACAAATTCCAGGCCTCGGCCTGGTTGCCAGCGCGGAATCATTTCCATGCTGATGCCTACGGCCAGGGCCATGGTGGTCGCATCGGTGAAGCGCAGCACAAATTTGGCGTGCTGTTCGTTGAGCTGGTATTCCATGACCTTTTTCCAGAAGGCGCCGGCGGCCTCATTGCCGGGGCGGACATTTTCCAGAGACAAAAACTTGGGCGTAAAGGCTTTTTTGATGGCGGATGCGCCGTATTGAACGGTCGCAAAGGGCTTGGGCACGACAATGCGGGCCTGCCAGGCTTCCTTCTTGGCAAAATTAACCGGTTCGTTTTCCTTATACACCCGCCAGCAATGATCCTGCACCTGCCGGATGTCCTTGTTGGCGGTCACGGATTGCTGCATACAATCCGCCAGATAATCCACAAAGTGCTTTTCGTCTTCACCGGCATAGGCCTGCGCGGCTTCCTCGCGCTCCCGCAACTCCTGCTCATCCATGATTTCATGGATCGCCGTCTGGTCCAGGCGGTCCATGGAGGCCTTGCGGTTCAATAATTCAGCGGTGGGATCGTGTAATTCTATCACGCCTTATCTCCCTTGTTGGCATAATATTCAATGCGCGCCTCTTCGCGGGCAAATTCCTCAACGGACGGCTTTCGCTTCCCGAAATACTTCAGCGCCCGGCCGGAAGCGGAAACCAGACAATACTCTCTGCGTTTGGTTTTGGGATTGAGTTTGATCTTCAACATCGTCCATTGCCTCTTCATGGGCTTACAGCCCCGCGCCCGGTGCGTTGGGGAAGATCCGGTCAAAGTTCGCCCGGTACTTCCGGGAAGACCCGATCTTCCAGTCGCTCGTTCGGCACGGGCAGCCGGGATGACAGTGATGCCGGTCCGGCTCTCCATTCCACCCGGCCTCCGGATAGGTCTCCGCGCCGCAGCCGGTGCATTTGAAAATTTCCCTGGCGTTTCCTTCTGCTTCCGCATAGGGTCCGCCTTCCCTCATTTCCCAAAACTGGTCTTTCTTTCCTCGAACGGCCATTTTCTACCTCATCGATATCGCGGTTGCCGCCGGCGGTGTTTTGCCGATGCCCATGCCATAGGACATGGCGCGGCTCATGCGGGCTTCCTTTTCCATCCGCTTGAATTCTTTCTGCACGGAAAACGGCATCAACTGGGCGATCAGATAACTGAACATATCGCCGGGATGGCTGTGCTCGTTTTTCACGGGCAGCTTCCCCATGACATGCCCGGAATTATCGGTTTTATAATGCCAGCCGCCTTTCAGGGCCTTGTGCAGGGGCGCGGCCGACGCGGAAAGAACGATGGCGGGCTGTCCGCCGTTGATCATTCGCTTGAGCGCGTGCGTCATCGGCTCCAGGCGATTGGGCCACCTGGTGGGGCCTGATTCAAAACGGGTCTGCAGCTTTTCTTCAATGATCCTTGCGGCGCTGACGCGCGACGTGCTCTGGTCCGGCGTTCGCATGGACGGATCGCCGACATCCCGCCAGGGCGCTTCTTCCCGGTACGATTGGCGGGCAAAGGGAATCTTACCCGCGTATTTGGAAGACGCCAAAAGCGGCAGGAGCTGTTCTTCGATTAATTCCTGCACGCCGATCCCGTCTCCGGTCAGCACATCATGGATCACCAGTTGGCCTTGCGGATTGTATTGCGCGATGCCGCAGCAGGGATGCTGATACCCGTCCCAGGCGCGGACGCATTGCACGTTGGGATACACCGGAAGAATGCGTTGTGAAAAATGAAGATGCGGCGCGTAGCCTGGCGTGACGGACTTGCCGATTTGCACCGTGGCGATATTCCCCTCGACGTAGCGCGCCCATTTCCCTGGGTCATCTTTAAAGGCCGCCATGTTCATCGCGCGCTGCAGCGCCGTCAGGTGCGTGTTCTCTCCTTTGGCGATTCGAAAGGTTTTCTTAAGAATAATGGTTCCGTCTTCGGCCACCATAAAGTCTTCCGGGCTCTCAATCAGATCCGTGGACCAGTGATTCTCGTCGCCTGGGTTTTGCGTGATTTGTAGCCGCGGCTTGGAGCCCTTTTGCCGTCCGCAGCGCGCCAGCGACAGATCAAAGACTTCCTTGGGCAGTCCGGCGTTGGCGCGTTCATGGATCGGCGCAGGCTCTTCCAGCCAGATCAATCCATATTCCGGACCCTGCAGCTTCGAAATCGACGCTGGGTCGTCAATGCCGAACAGGTCCACTTCGACCGACGGACGGGTGCGAATGTACATTTTTTTGTAATTGTCTTTAAAGGTCACCCAGTCACCCAGGATTTCCTGAATAGATGTGACGGTGGAGGTTTTGATGTTTTGATGGGTATCTCGGACGATCGCGGCCCGCAGGTTAATGCCGCAATCCGCCGCATGATAGATCAGACCGGCAACTCCGCAGTGCGTTTTCCCCTCGCCCATGGGGCCGATCAGATGGTTGATGTGCGCGCGGCTTTGCACAAAGGATAATTGCGTCGGCGACAGTGTCATTTTCAGTGAGCCTCGCATGATCCCTCCTGTTCCCCGGGAAACGTCAGGACGCGCGGCGCTGTCTGCTGGCCTGCTGGCTGCCCTGGGTTATCCGTTGGATCCGCTCCGCCGATCCAGATATTGGACGCGCCTTCTCCGCCGATAGCATGTTTCAGTTTCAGGTCGATGATGATGGAGGCCATGCGCATGGCCGAAAGCCTGGCCTTTTGCATGGCCAGATCGTCCGCGATCCAGGTGATGCACTGGTTCATGATGAGTTTGATCGTTGCCGCGCGAGCGTCTTCCGCCTTTTCCGGATCCTCAAAACGCGCGGCTTCCGCGCTGCGAAGAGAAGATGCCCAGTCCTCCAGGGAATCGGCAATGCGGCGTCCGGCCAGGCGATGTGCAAATTCATCGTTGGTTTCACGCGCCCACTGCAGGCATTGCACTTCCATCTCATCGAGCGCATCCAAATCCGCGGGAACGGATTTTTCCACATGATCGCGAACCAGTTGCTGTGTGGTTTCGCGGCGGTTTTCTTTTTGTTCCCGCAGCCAACGGCTGATCGTGGGCTGTGAAATATCAAAGCCTTCGGATTTCAGTTTATTGGAAATGTCCTTGGAGGTGATGATGCCGGACGCAATCAGCGATTCGATTTTGCCCGCGATCCCCATCTGCAGTACTTTATTCGAACGACCCATCCCGCCAACCTCAAATCATTATAATTCGAGGTCAGTATAGCACGGGTTTCTTTAATACTGGCGCTGGTTGCAGGCTTTTTGTCCTGCGCGTTATTTATGTGACGCTGTGAGAAATTACGGGAAAATATTTTTTGATAATAATTAAAAAAAAGACTTGACAGGGTTTTTTATCCATTAAAAATCAAATCCGGATGCAGTATAAAAGAGTTGTTGTGATACTATTCAATATTCCGTTTTGCCGCCGTTCAATGCGCCGCAACGGTGTTTATTCTTCATAGCCATCCCTTTCCCGCGGCCAATCTTCATATCGTCTTATAAGCGAAATAAATCATTTCCCGCTGCGGCCCCGTTTCCCATATAATAATAATTGGTTTTTTCAATGACCCGTGGTGCTCTTCACCATACTTGATTATCCCGCCGTCCGGTTTCGCGACGACTATACCATTACCCATCATCATCCCCGCCACCCACAAAATTATCCTGATTTTTTGACCATGAAATGTTGCGGAAAATCTACGCCAATAGAGATGACAGGGGGGGGTGGAGTCCCGGTCGCCCGGTTTCGCTTTTCGTCTCCGGCATCGGCACGGCA